ATTTCCCGCAGCTCGCGCAAACCACATTTAGTCCGTCTGTCCCAGCCATGAAGTTACGAGACCGCATTAAAGAGCTACGCCGCGTGCCAGCTGGCGAACTGCTACCTAACCCTAAGAACTGGCGGACGCACCCCCAGGCCCAGCAGGACGCCTTGCGTGGCGTTCTAGCCGAGGTCGGCATTGCGGACGCCCTACTAGTTCGGGAGACGCCAGCGGGCCTCCAGCTAATCGACGGGCATCTACGGGCGGATACGTCGCCGGATACTCTGTGGCCGTGCCTGGTGCTAGACGTGGACGATGCCGAGGCGGACAAGCTGCTGGCGACGTTCGACCCGTTGGCGGCGATGGCCGAGCCGGACCCGGTGAAGCTCGATGCCTTGCTTCGGGAGATTGACACCGGCAGCGAAGCCTTGCAGAAGATGCTGGCCGAGCTGGCGGACGATGCCGGGCTTTACCAAGCGGGTGAGGTGATCGAAGACGAGGTTCCCGAGCCGCCGGTTGATCCGGTGACGAAGCCGGGCGACCTGTGGCTGTTGGGGGAGCATCGGCTGCTGTGCGGGGATTCGACGAAGGCCGATACGCTGTCCCGGTTGATGAACGGAGAACTTGCCGAACTACTCGTCACCAGCCCGCCATACAACCAGAGCATTAACAAATTCAATCCGAGTGGTATGCATAAGGAAGGCGACTGGGTGGCCAAGGTCGGCCGTTTAGCGTATGCCGATTCGCTCCCTGAGCCGGAGTATCAGGCAGGCCAAAAGCAATCTCTTGAGGCGTGGCACGGTGCGATGGCTGATGGCTCATCGGTTTTCTACAACCACAAAAACCGCTACCGCGATAAGCGCCTAATCTCTCCGCTCGAATGGCTTCCAGGACCATTCTCTATCAGGCAAGAAATCGTATGGGCGCGTCCCGGCAGTGTCACGCAAAACGCTCGCATGTTCCTGCCGTGCGATGAACGCATTTACTGGCTATACAAAGGGACCGGCTTTTACTTCGATGATTCCACTGAGGTCAAAACGTGGTCAACTGTGTGGAAGATCGGCCTTGAGACAAACAAGCAGCACGCCGTGGCATTCCCCGTCGAACTTCCGGCGCGATGCATCCGTGCATGTTCAAGGAAAGGCGGACTGGTCCTAGAGCCTCACGCTGGCTCTGGCACAACCATCATCGCCGCCGAGCAGCTTGGCCGCCGCTGCTACGGCCTGGAAATAGAGCCAAGGTATTGCGACGTGATCTGCCAGCGATGGGCGAAGTTGACTGGCAAGATACCAACGCTTGAAGCGACCGGCGAACCATTCCCGGTGCAGGAGTTGGTGAATGCCTAAGGTTGCTGAAGTCAAAGCGAAAGCTGATTCACTCCGCAAAACGCTGCGCGAGCTGGATAAGCTCACCGGGGCCGATGTTTCCCGCGAGCGAGACGCCGACCGCAAGCGGCAAGAGCGTGACGTTCGCCGCATCGTCGTCATTCCCCAGCTTACGCCAGAGCAGCGGGCACGACGCGAGTTCTTGGAGCAAGACGATTGTGTGTGGCTGCGGCATTTCTTCCCCGATTTGTTCTGGTACGAATGGCAGCCGCAGCAGCGGGAAATGATTGAGGCGATTCGTCACGCCATCCGAGCCGGCGACGATCAGGCGCTCGCCGCTTCCCGAGGGGAGGGAAAGACGAAGATTGCCGAGAGGGAACTGCTGAAGTATTCGCTTCAAGGCGTCATTAAGCTGTCGGTCCTGTTCGCGGCGACCGGAAGTCATGCTGAGGATTCGCTGCAATCCATTATGGGGGAGGTCGAAGAGAATCCACGGCTGCTTGAGCTGTACCCCGAGGTCTGCGTCCCGGTGCGGGCGCTGGAGAACACCCCGAACCGGGCTCACTACCAGAAGGTTTCCGGCTTCCGCCACGACAACGGGGAGCCCTACGAAGCGGCGAGCAGCAAGTTCAGTTGGTGCGGGCAGGAGATCGTATTCCCGGTCGTGCCAGGTTCGCCGGCTTCCGGAGCCATCATCGCTACCCGCGGCCTGGATGCTGCCGTCCGGGGACTCAACAAGCGCAATCGGCGTGTGGACGTAGCGATTATCGACGATCCGGATACCGAGGACTCGGCACGGTCTGAGGAGCAGGCGGCGAAGCTGATGAAGCGGATCGATCACGCCATCGGCGGCCTGGGCGGCCAACAGCGCGGCGTCGGTCGGGTAATCATCACCACTCTCCAGAGCCGCATCGCCGTCTCGTACCAGCTTACAGACCCGACGCAAAAACCGTCATTCAAAGGGAAGCGGTTTAAGTTTTGCCTGAAGAGACCGGAGCGGATGGACTTGTGGGAGCAGTACATCCAGCTCCGCAAGCTCGACTGGGACAACGAGCGAAAGGGGTCTGAAACAAATCTGGCGTGGCAGTTCTACTCCACTCAGCGGGAGGTGATGGACGCCGGGTCGGAGGTCGCCAATCACTACCGGCATACGCCGGCGCAGCTATCGGCGCTGCAATTCTATTTCGACGAATGGGCGCGGAAGGACGAGGCGTATGTCCTCACCGAACTGGACAACGACCCGCCGGAAAATATCGGCTCGGTCGAGTCAGGAATCACCCCGCAGTTGGTGCAGCGGCAGGTGTCCGGATTCGACGAGGGCATTGTCCCCGAAGGCTGCACCGTCCTGACGCACGGGATCGACGTGGGGAAGTATTGGCTCTACTGGTGCGTGCGGGCGTGGCGCGATGACGGGACAGGATTTACCATCGACTACGGCCGGCATCCGGTGCTCGACACGAAAAAGGGGAGCGACGAAGGGCTGGACCGGGCTATTGCCCAGGAGATTCAGCACCACCTCGCCAAGTTCCGCGACAAACCCTATTCCGAGCAGTTGCGGGACTCGCTCACGCTGGTTGACGCTGGCTACCGGACGGACGCCGTGTACGCCGCGTGCCGGCAGGCCGGTCTCGGGGTGATGCCCATCAAGGGCTTCGGCCAGTCGGCGGGATGCGTCAAAATCGCCTGGCATGAAGTTGTCCGCAGGACGCTCGACAAGGTTCCGATTTGCGACGGTGTTTTCAAGAGCAAGCAGGGTGAGACGGGCGGCAAGATTTGGCTGATCTGCGCCCATGCAGATAAGTGGAAAGCCTGGGAGCATGACCGCTGGATGACCGCGACCGACAAGCCGGGCTGCATGTTCCTGTGGGGCAAGAGGGAAGACGGGGACCGATTGAGCAACGACCAGTTTGCCCACGGGCACTATGCCCATTCGATTTGCGCCGAGGTCGAGGTCGAGGACATCGTGAAAGGCGCGCTGATCCGCAAATGGAAATCGAAGGCGAAAGAGAACCACTGGCTTGACGCGAGCTACTATGCCGACGTGGCCGCGGCCATCAAGGGGATTCGGGTGCTGGCCGGTCAGGTAGTGAAGTCGCGGCCGAAGCCAGAGGACCGTCTTAGTGCCCGCCAGATGAAAGAGAAAGCGAGGGGAAAGTGATTCAGAAAGGAGAAACCCAACTCGGCTACATGACCATTAGCGGCTGCCACGACACGAGCCCCGAGGCGACCGTTTACAGAAACAGCATTAACCCAATCGAATAATGGATAATCGCATGAAAGCATGGGCGGTAATTGTCACTGCACATGGTGACGGGGTGGTATATGAGTGGGTGCGTAGCCTGCATGTTTACCGTTCTAATGCGTGGGCAGAAGCAAGGCGTCGTCGAAACGACTGCGGTAAGCACATGAAATATCGAACGAAGTCAGTGAATGTAGAGATTCAATTGAGAAAGACAAATTAGCAAATGGCCATCTCCGCCCCCCACTACCGCCTGATGCGTGACCTCAAGCCGATCCTCCCCCACGGCGGCAAGCTGCTGGAGATTGGCGAGGCGAATTGGTACGGGGACACGAACGCTACGCAGATGGTGAACGACACGGAGGACACCTTGCTGCGAAATCGGCTTGGAGACGCGATAGAGGAGCGTGACAATTTCGCTATCGCAAAAATCTTCTACCAAATCCTCTTTGCCCCATCTCTCATCCACTCCGTCGATTTCAACGGGACTGCCGCCGCCCTCAAGCAAGACCTCAACCGACCGCTACGGCTCGCCCACAGCTACGACGTGATAATCAACCACGGGACAGCGGAGCATATTTTCAATATCGCCCAGGTCTTCAAGTCGATTCACGACGCCTGCAAAGTCGGCGGGCTGATGATCCACGAAAGCCCGTTCGTCGGGTGGATCGACCACGGGTTCTACTGCCTGCAACCGACGCTGTTCTACGACCTCGCGGCGGCGAACGGGTACGCGATTGTCAAAGTGGCCATCGAGTCCATCAAGCTAGGTGGTGCCATCGCCGTCGAGCGGCGCGAGCATATCGCTGACCTTGCGGCGAAGGGAAGTATTCCGCCGGACGCGATGCTGTTCGTCGTGTTCAGGAAGGTGGACGCCGGGGACTTCAAGCTGCCGATGCAGGGGTATTACGACGGGGTGCTAACCGAGGAAGGGAGACAAGCATGGGAGACGATGAGGTAGTGGCCGAAGAATGCGTGCGGTTCCAAATGAGCTACACCGGAAATTGGCTGGTGTACCGACTCACGGACTCCGGCAATGTTGGAATGACTGGCTACATCACCAATAAAGGCACATGGTGCCAGATAGTGCCGTGGCATTTTGTATGCAACGAGACTCATGCACGGTTAACCGTAGAGCAACTGCGAGCGATTGCCGACAGGGTGGACGAGTTGAACGGGGAGGACGCGATGAGGAAGCCGAAGGTCACTGGCGTTTGTATGCAACCAACTGTCTGACCAGAAATGGGAAGTTGACGTGCAAAGGCACTTCATGGTCTGAGTCCAGATGGCAAGCAAATCACTGAGACAGTACGCGGCACAGGAGAAACCGAGATGAAGGTATTTGTTCTTGCTGACTATGACGGCATCCAGGGAATTTATTCAACGATGGATCTGGCAGAAGAAGCCGCTCGCCGAACAGGTTGTAAATTCCGCCCTGACGAGCACGAAGTAGACGAACCGCCGCCGGAGCTGGTGGACGGAAAGTACGCATGGGCGGTGTGCTTAATCAAAGCCGACGGAAGCGTTGCATGGGTGAAACACGTAGCAGTCGGTAAGTTCAGGGACTTGAAAGGCCCTATCTGGTGGGAACTAGCAGAGGGAGTTCCGTCTCGTCCTGCCATCGGATTTCACGTTCTTGCCGTTACAGGCGACGAGGCTATTGCGATAGTCAAGAAGGTCTATATCGATCAGTTGCGAGCCACGGCAGAGGCGATAGAAGCATGACCCGTCCTCCACCCGAAGAACGACCATCGGCAAGGCAGCTTGCGGCGAAATGCGCGGGCCAGGAGCCGATGCAGATTGCCGGCAAGCCTGCGGATGTTTGCCCGTACTGCGGGGCCGGGATGTTCGTCACCGGGACGCGGACAAGGGATACCAGTATTAGCCGTTACGTCGCCTGCCGCAACTGCGGAAAGCGGTTCGTTAGTCGGCAGCCGAAAGACCCAGGGACGTTGATTCGAGAGATAGACGCCGACGATGAATCGTCCAGTTCTGGACACGAGCGTTTGACAATCCATAGAGACGCGGTTTGAATTGAAGGCAGAACCATAAGTTACGGGGCCGCTTTCCCGCGGCCCGCGTTCTGGCAGGAGTTGCAACCTCCCAAGACGCGCATACGTCGAGCCCTATGCGGGGCGCGAGAAATCGTGCCCCGTTTTTAGTTTCTTGGCTCCGTATGGCTTGGACAACTCAAGACCTGATTGACACAGAAACGCAAATCCGCGCGCTACGTGATGCGGGAGTGCAACGCGTTTCAATCAGCAATCACAGTGCCGATGCCTTGAAACTGGAATCGCTCTTGGCCTTACGCGCTGAGATCAAAGGCGAACTAGCCGCCGCAAACCCAAACGGCCTCGGCGGCCCGCGATTCAGAAAGACAATTCCACCTGCGGCCGGCTAGATGCTCAAAGCCCTTAAACGTCTGCTCGGATTCGGAGCGGTCGCACCGCCGCCAGTGCCGGACGTTTCCGCTCGTGACCGTGTAATCGTCGCACTTCAGGAACGCTTCGCCAAACTCCGCGCGACCTACGACGCTGCGAGAACTTCCGACGAGTTCAAAAACTATTGGAGCAACGCCGATCGCTTTGACGCCGACTCCGCCAACAGCAAGGACGTTCGGCACACGCTCGTCAGCCGCTCGCGCTACGAGATTGCCAACAACGGCTACAGCGACGGTATTGCCCAGACCAAAGCCACGCACGTTGTAGGCGTAGGCCCGACGCTGCGGATGCAATCCGGGTCTGAAGGCTTCAACCGCATGGTTGAGTTTTCCTGGCACCTGTGGAGCAAGGCAATCCATTTCCGCCGCAAGCTCTGGTGCATGGCCAACGCCAAGCACGGGGACGGTGAAGGCATCGGCGTGATGCGCAAGAACCCGCGCGTCCGCCATCCGATTCCTCTGGATGTCTGCCTGTACGAAACAGAGCAGTGCCAGACGCCATACCTGCCGTTCACCGAGCCCGGCTACATCGACGGCATCAAGTTCGATGAGTTCGGCAATCCGGTTTGGTACGACATCCTGCACCAGCACCCAGGAACGAGTCGCGGCCTGACATTCGACATGGTACCTGAGCGAGTGCCGGCGGACAGAGTTCTGCATTGGTTCAAGATGCGGCGACCTGGTCAGCATCGCGGCGTGCCGGAAATGTCATCTACGCTGAACACGGGAGCCGCTTCAAGGCGCTGGCGAGAGGCAACGCTGTCCGCCGCGGAGCGTGCGGCGCTGCTGACCTTGATGATGGAAACCCAGCAGTCACCAGACGAGGAAGACTTCACGGCCCCCTATTCGACGATGGACATCGAGAAGGGGTTGATGACATTTCTCCCGGTCGGATGGAAACCAAATCAGCTTGAAGGAAAGTTTCCGACCGCGACCCATGCCGAATTTCACAAGACGCTCATCAACGAGCAGGCCCGCGCGGTATCGATGCCGTTCAACGTCGCCGCCTGCGACTCGTCTTCCTACAACTACGCTTCAGGTCGGCTCGACCACCAGACGTATTACGGCTCGCTCGACATCGACCGCGAGGATTGCAACGACCTCGTGCTCGATCCCCTCTTTGAAACGTGGTTCGACTTGGCCGTTGCAAGGTTCGGCTGGCTCGGCGGCAATCCGGAAGCCGTGACATCCGCCGCTCGCGCCCACATCTGGGACTGGCCGAAGCATCGCGTTGCCGACGTAGAAGCGGAAGCGAACGCCAACAAGACGAAGTTGACTAGCGGGCAGACGTTCTTACACCGGCTCTATACCGACGCTGGCCAGGACTTGGCCGACGAAATCACGTCCGCCGCGCAGTCGCTCGGAGTTGACGAAGCAGAGATCCAAAAGCGGCTCCTCGACATCACGCTCCCGCCGCCGAAGCAGCAACCGCCTGTGGAATCGCCTACTCCGGCCGCGGTAGACGAAGCGGTTGCCGCCATGCTTCGCAATCTACAGCGTCGCCAGGAGCTGCCAAAGGTCAACGGAAACGGAGCCGCCCATGTCCACTAAGAAAATCATCGCAATGTCTGCGCCGGTCGTCATCACGGCCGGAGAAGTTGACGGCGAGAAAAAAGGCCCGGCGAAGTTCAACGTATTGGCTTATACCGGCGGGCTTCTGCCGGGAGCGCTACGAAGCGGCGATGACCATGAGGACGTGATTATGGATTTAGCCGGAATGGAAACCGGCAAGTCTCTGATTGCAAATCTCGACCATGAAATGCCGCAGCGTGTCGGCCACGTCAATAGCGCCACGCACGACGGCAAGGAATTGCGACTTAGCGGGATTGCTTCTGCCGCGACTAAAGCCCGCGACGAAGTTGTAAACAGCGCCGCCGAGGGGTTTGTGTGGCAGGCGAGCATTGAAGCCAATCCTACGAAACTCGAACTGGTTAAGCCGGGATCGACAGTCAAAGTGAACGGCCAGGAATTCGAGGCACCGGCACGCGGCGGCCGCGCTCTCTACGTGGCCCGCCGAAGCGTTCTCAAAGGTTTCTCTTTCGTCTCGCACGGCGCAGACGACAACACGACGGTATCTATCGCGGCTTCGGCCGCTCCAAGCAAGGAGAAGAAAATGAAGGCCGAAGTACAAGCGTGGGCTGAAGGCATGGGGATCGACGTTGACAACGCGACTCCCGAACTGCTCGCCACAATCGAGGCGAACTACGAAGGCAAGAACGGGAAGCCAGCCAAGAAGATTGAGGCGAGCAACCCATTCGAGGCCCGCAAACTGGAGGCCAAGCGACGGAACGACATCCGCGAGATTGCGGACAAGTTCATCGAGCGGCGCGACGGCGACCTGGAGTTCATCGAGGCCGTCGAGAAGATGGTTGACCACGCGATCGAGGCCAAGATGGACGCCAAGGAATTCCGCCTGGAGATGTACGAGTCGTCCGTGCCATTGGCTCACACCGTTCCGACGCCTCGCGGGCGAAGCGAAACAGGAATGACAAGCCGGATTCTACAGGCGGCTATCTGCCAAGCCGGCCGGCTGTCCACGGTGGAAAAAGACTTCACCGATCAGGAACTGCAACTTGCTCGCGACAAGTTCCGCGACGGCATTTCCCTGAATCAATTCTTCATCACGGCAGCCGAGATGAACGGCTATCGCGGCAGCAGCGGCGGGCGCATGAACCAGGAGGTTCAGAATTATGCGTTCGGTAAGCTCAGCGCTCATGGGCGGCAGATTCAGGCGCAGGGGTTTTCCACGATAGACGTGGCGAACATCACCGGGGCGGTCGCAAACAAGTTCATCCACGAAGGGTGGATGGGCGTTGACCAGACGCCGCTACGGGTCGCAGCCATCAAGAACGTCCGCAATTTCCAACTCGCAACAACCGTCAGCCTGACCGGCGCTTTGCAGTTTACGGAGTTGGGCGCTGCTGGGGAAATCAAGCACGAAACCTTGGACGAGGTGATCTACACCAATCAGGCCAAGACCTACGCGGCGATGCTCGCCATCACGCGGCAGGATATCATCAATGACGACCTCGGCGCTCTGACCGCTGTTCCGAAGCGTCTCGGCCGCGGGGCTATGCTGCTTCTGAACCATATCTTTTGGACAGAGTTTCTGATCCTCGAAACGGATGGTTTCTTTGCGGCCGGCAACGCCAACATCAATACCGGCGTCGCCGACATGACTGTTGGTGGACTGGATGCCACGGAAGCGATCTTCATGGCCCAGACGGACTACGACGGAAAGCCGTTGAGCATCCAGCCGAAGATCCTTCTCGTGCCGACAGCCCTGCGGAATAAGGCGCTGACTTTGATGGCATCAGAGACGGCGGTGTATGCCACGTCGGTTGCTACACAGGGAACGGCGAACATCTTCCGCGGTCGCTTCAGCGTGGAAAGCTCGCCGTATATGAGCAACTCGGCTTACACGGGATTCAGCGCTGCGGAATGGTACATGCTCGCCGATCCGAACGAGCTGGCCGTGATCGAAATCGCCGCCCTAAATGGCCGCGTGGAGCCGACCGTCGATACGGCGGACACGGATTTCAACACGCTGGGCGTGCAGTATCGCGGTTACAGCGATGTCGGTGTCAAACGTCAGGAGAAGAAAGCCGGCGTCCTGGCGGACGGCGGTGCCTCGTAACGAATCAATCAGGAGCATTTGAAATGCAAGTCGTATTCAAGACCAATCTCGGCATGACTGACGCGAGGAAGTTCGGCCTCGATTACAAGAAGTGCGAGAAAGGCATGACCGTCGATGTCCCGACGGACGTCGGAGAGGCGCTGAAAGCCAATCGCGGAACTACAGAGTTCCCAGGATACCTCGCCGTGTCGCCAGAAGATGCGAAGAAGGACGAGCTGATCCAGTCTGCCCTGGGCGTCAGCAAGGAGGATTTCGAGAAGGGCGAAAGCACTTTGACCACTGTCGTCAAGGCTGTCGCCAAGCCGGCGGAAATCACGGCCCCTGCGAGGCACGACAAGCACGACAAATGAGCGACGCAACTACAAGGCGAATCTTTCTTGGAATGCCTGGCTACGGCAAGCAAACGTCCGGAGCCGGCCGCGGGTTCTGGCGCGCCTGTCGCAACCATGATACCGTCTGCAACCACTATCAGCCGGGTTCTCTGTTGGCATGCAACTTCAATCAACTTTGGTGCCAAGTCCTAAACATGGTGAATTCCGGCAAGCGCGTCGATTACTTCGCCATGCTGCACGACGATATTAGCCCAGAGGATTTCTGGTTAGATAAGCTCATTGATGAGCTAGAGGCAAATGACCTAGACGTGTTAGGTGTCGTTACTCCAATCAAGGACTTTCGCGGCCTTACGAGCATGTCGCTCTATAAGACCGGTCCGGATGGAGGATGGTTGCCAGAGGCGCGTCTGTCCATGCACGACGTTTACGAACTTCCGGAGACGTTCACCAGCAAGGATCTAGGTAAGCTGCTGCTACTCAACACCGGCTGTTGGGTCGCTAAGTGGAATCAGGAATGGTGCAAGGAAGTCCATTTTGCCGTAATGGATCGGATCGTTTTCAACAGGTCATCTAATTGCTACCAAGCCCAGTGCTACCCTGAAGATTGGATGTTTTCGCAACAGCTTCACAGCTTAGATTTGAAGGTCGGCGCTACTCGTAAGGTTGCGTTGCGACATTCCGGAGAAGTCGAATTCCCAAACGAATTGCCGTGGGGACGGGAACCATTCGACAGAGAAACATGCAAGTTCAGTCCGGTCCCCAATGCCTTTCCTCATGAAATTCCAGGATGGCTTTTTCCGGAGGAGGGCAAGGCGCTGGCCGACCTGGCACGCGACAAACGAGTCTTGGAAATCGGAAGCTATTGCGGCCTGTCAACGGTCTGCATGGCCCGCACGGCGCAGCACGTCACGGCGGTTGACTATTTCGACGGCCGTGGGACGCCGAACCCGGTTGATACTCTCGAAGCTTTTCAGGCCAACGTCAGACGTTATGGGCTGGATGGAAAGGTAACTATCTGCCATCCGGATGCGGCCATTCCACTTCCGAACTACCAGCTGGCATTGATCGACGGTGCACACGACCGAGATGCGGTTCGCTGCGACGTTTACAAGGCAATGACCGTTCTTGCAGACGACGGGCTCCTGGCATTTCACGATTACGGCGAACGATCTCATCCTGCGGTAACTGAAGCGGTCGATGAGATTATCTCCTGCGGCGGCGAGCTGATTTCCACCCACAAAACCCTAGCCGTGGTCAGACCACCGGCTGCAATTCCTTTGGAGGTCTAAACGATGGCTGACACAACCTACAAGCACGGCAACCCGCTGATGATCGACTACACGCCTGCGGCCGGCAACATCGCCGAGGGGCAAGTGGTGTTGCTCGGAAATACCACTGGTCTAACGTGCGGCATCGCTCACAGGCCAATTGTCAACAGTACACTCGGAGCTGTAGCCGCAGGCGGCGGTGTCTATGACGTAGTGAACCTGAACAACTCGGCGAACTATGCGACGGTCTGGTGGGACGATACTAACAACAAAGTGACGAGCGTCAGCACCAACAATGCCCTATTCGGATACATCACCAACGGCGGAGGCGGCGGTGCCAATAGCACTGCAAAGGCGCGTCACTGGCCGTACATCAGTCCGTAGCCATGCCCAACCTGATGCAGCAAGGCGCGACGTGGCTCGGGGATCGGCTGAAAACTGCTGCCGGTCGCTCGGTCGTTATCAAACGCAAGGCTGTGCAGACGGCGACGATCACCGGCTGGTGCGCGATGCATCAGGTAACGGTAGAGGAGGAAGACGGAGCCGCAACGAACGTCCTGTTATACGACTGGACGTTCAAGAGGTCAGACCTGGTGATTGGCGTTGACGCCTTCATGCCTCGCGACGGCGACCGGATTATCGAGACGCTGAATGGAGTCGAAGTGCAGTACGAAGCGGTGCCGGTTGGTGCGAAGAAAGCGGTTGAGGACTTGGACGATTCGGGCTTGTTGATTTTGGTTCACACGAACAAGGTTGCCTGATGACCGCCGCCCTGGTTGCCGTTGCAAAGGCCGTGGCGGCGAAGATCGAGCATGTCGAGATACACGAAGCATACGAACTGGGCCGGAACTATGGGGACTTCAACGAGAAGCTGGAAGACCTCGACAGGCTGCACATCGATGTCATCGCGGAGACTTACCCGGTATCGGAACTCGACACACGCGGGAGCGCACTTTACGAGGTGATGGTGGCGGTTGCGGTGCGGAAGCGGTTCGACGTACCGGACCAGACAAACGAGGACGAAGGCAAGCCGCGGATCAAGACGGACGAAGTGGACGCTCTGGTGGGCGTGGTGCAAAACCTTTTTGAGTTTTGGCTGCTAGAAGAAAACCGGCGAATCGAAGATGACGAATACAGCATCGCAATCATGCCAGAGGACAGCAAAATCGTGATTCCTTGCAGCCGCAAGGCACTGATGCAGATGCACCAATTCCTGGGCCTGATCCGTTTGACGTTCCGAGCCTCGAAAGAGTTGACCGACGAATGATCGGAATGCAATTCAAGCTCGACTTGTGGAATCCCAAGCGCGTCACCGACGCCGCCGACCGGGCCATCGTCAAGAACCTGTCGCACGCCGCCGCATCGATTCGCAAGCGGGAGATTGAATCTATCGTCCCCGCCGAAGGCCCGTCCGCTCCCGGCACGCCCCCGCACACTCGCTCGCGCATCGTCAAGTCCGGCAAGAACAAGGGCAAGCAACGCCAGGGCGAGATTCAGCGGGCGATTGTCTTCGTAGTTGATAAGGCCAAGCAAGAGGCAGTCATTGGCCCGCGATTCTCAGTTGTCGGAACGTCGGCCAGCGCCCATGAATTCGGAGGCGAGTACAGGGGCCAAACGTATCCCGAGCGGAGCTTTGCCGCACCGGCTTTAGAGAAAACCCAGGACCGCTTCGCCGCGTCATTTGCGGGAAGTATTGGAGGATAAATGTCCGGCACGACCAAGATGGGCTACGAAGCGCAGTTGAAGTACGGCACCGCCGGGGTCACGGCCACAACGCTCGTCACCAATTGCGTTGACTTGGATTATTCGAGAGACCCAGAACGCGGTCCAACGACAGTCCGCGGGGCCGGGACTTCGCCGCCAATCGTTACTAGCCGCGTCACTGGCCTGAAGCCTGTTATCACCTGGAAGATGCTCAACAAGTCGGCCGACACGACACTTGCGGCACTCTTGGCGGCAGAATCAACGGGGGCGGCGGTTGCTTTGCGAACAATCAGCCATTCCACCGGAAAGGGATTCGACGGGGATGTGACGCTTAGCGTCAAGGAAAGTTACCCGCTTCACGGGGAAGCTACGTTTGAATTCACTGCCGAGGCCACAGACGATGAGGGCCGCAATCCGCAACTGTGGGTTTAGGATATTTGGAGCTTTCAATGCCCAACGGTACATACAGCCAGAGCCTAACAGTCGGCGGACTTACCATTCAGCCGGTTTCGGTTATCCGCACCGGCGACCACCCGAACACGTACGAAGTCGTGCTGCCAGTCGGGACCGCAGGAACTCTCACGACTCGCACCGACGACGATACCGGCGTCATCACCGTTGCCAGCCATTCGCTGATCGTCGGCGACCGGGTAAACGTCTTTTGGAGCGGCGGTAGGCGTTACGGAATGCTCGTGTCATCTCAGACCGGAACGACAATCACAGTCGGGACCGCGGGCGGTGACATCGGCGCAGGCGACGTATTCCCAGCGACATCCACGCCAGTCGTCATCACCAAGCAGGTTTTGATAAACACGGCCATCGACGGGGACACTATCCAAATTCTCGGGATCATCGCCATCGCAACTATCGGCACATCCACAGCCAAGGCCCACATTGATATGCAGGACGCGGGATCAGCCAGCATTGAGGCCATCAACCTGACGGCCAACGTGCCGATCATTTACGACGTTGCAGGCGGGGCGAGCAACGTATTCACCGGCAACCCCATCACCAAGAGCTACGCTGCAAACGGCAGTGCCACCGAGGAATTGACGCTGAAAATTCTCAGCCTGGAAGATTCGACCCCGTAAGAAAGCCCGGTATGCCAGCCTTCAAGGATTCCCATGACCGCCAATGGACGGTATCACTCGACGGCATCACGCTCAAGGAACTGCGGGACGCGCACAAGATCGACCTGTCGGACGTCGTGGACTCCGTCTATTCCCAGCTCAAGCGCGACCCGGCACTCCTGACCGTCGCCGTAGCCTATCTCTGCTCGGATCAAATCAGGGACGCGAATCTAACGCCCAAGAAGTTTGCGGCCGGGATCAACGGCATTGTCATCGACGATGCTTTCAACGCGCTATGGGGGGCCGCAAAACTTTTTTTCCCACCGAGTCTATGGTCCGTGCTGTCTATGCGCTTGGAGCACGAGGAGAAGACGCAAGCGGAGTGGGTGAAAATGAAGCCGTGGGTGGCGATGCTGAATCAACCCGAGGTGCCGACGGAAATCAAGGAGCAGATTTTCGCGATGCTGGGGAACGCACTGCCGAGTTTCGATTCGTCTTCGCCGATGGAATCTCCCTCTGCTACTGGCCAGGGAGACACCCCGCCGAGTGCTGCTACGAGCTTGCCGGATTCTGCGGAGTCCACCCGCGCGGCCTGACGTTGCGGGACTTGTGTCTGATGGCCGGCGGACGGTCGATGCAGTCGCGGATGCACGCGGTTTCACAGGCTCAACTTGTTTGGCTGTTCGCCCAGGAGTTCGACCCAAGCGTGGTTCAGGCGTTTATCGAGACTGGAGTATTCGGCATGGTTAATAAAGTGCGTCCGAACCCGCTGGCGGAACGGATCGTGAGTGACATTCAGGCCAACGACGGCAAACTGATCGTTGACGAGGAGAAATTCCGACGCATGGCCGAGGAGGTATCCAATGGCAAGCCGTAAAGACGTCGAAGCTGGCAAGGCTCACGTCTTGCTCTACGTCAAGAATCAGCTCGCCAAAGGGCTTACCGACTCTGGAAAGCAGGTGATGCGGTGGGGCGGAACCATCGCCGCAGCCGGGGCTGCGATCGTCGGCCCGCTCACGGCCGCCGTCGCGCATTTCACGTCTTCCGGGTCGGCACTAGCGGATATGTCGGCCCGCACCGGCATGGCCGTAGGCTCGCTGGCAGAACTCAAGTTTGCCGCCGAACAGACCGGGGCCACGCTGGAGGACGTGGAAACCGCGATCAAGATGCAACAAAAAAAGGGGCTCGGCAGCAACTTCGATGCAGTCGCCGCCAATATCGCCGCGATCGTTGACCCCGCAGAACGCACACAAGCCGCAATGGAAGCCTGGGGCCGTTCAGGGACAAAGCTTCTAGCGATGGTGAATAACCTTCAGGCGCTACGCGACGAGGCCCGTAAACTGGGATTGGTGCCGAGCGATGAAGACGTAGCGATGGCCGACAGGCTCGGGGACGCTTGGGACA